TGGTAGGTTGATTAAGTTAGCCGCACTAATTGTAACCAGTGCTAATGCAAACACATACAACTCATCATCATTTTTCTTTACAAAGTCTTCCCATCTTTTCCATTCGGACTTGGTTGTTTGTCCTTCGTCCCACTGCATTGTTTCGCAGGTTGCCGATCCTCTACCGTTTCCAGTTCCCACAACTCCCTTGTACGAGCAAGCAATGTCTCCATACCTTTTTGCCAGTGCGCTTGTTCCGTTGAGGTGGTACTCAGATACGACAACGGGCTTACCAAGCCTAAGTGCTTCTTCGATACTTTTTCTGAATTGTGACTCACTCAGGTTAAAACCAGTTTGCAAATAGATAACGTCTGCTTGAGCGTAGTATTCAGGCTTGACTCCGGGGGTTAGGTGAACTCCAATAGGTTTGTTAACGCCTTTCTTTCTAAGGTTCTGTATAAGAACGCTTACCTCTTGTGCTGAGTAATACTCATCGCACTCAAGACATACTACATAATGACTGACTAAATCATCTACTGCATCTACTACTTGGTTCTGATAGTCTATCTGATTCTGTAGTCCCTGCTTGTACGCTTGTGGGCTGTCATCAGATATAAGCCACATTACAGGAGCCAGATTTTTATTACGCAACCTATTAAGACGATCACGCCAAGCAACTCTATTAACACTGCTTACTTCTTTAAACGAAGAGTCATAACTTCTAGCCATTACATCAGCGTGTGTATCACCGTTAGCGTTTAACTTCTCTATAACTACATCACGCCAGTGGTTACTTGTCTCATCTGACAGCCAGTTTAATGTACTGTACTTGTCCCTCTCTATTAGGAATGTAGACTTGTAGTCTGCATACAGATTAGAGTTTAGTCCAACTGCCCCCAATGTAAGCATAAATGCCAATACCGCCACCGGGATTCCAATTCGTACCATCCGCATATCTTATATCACCATCTCTAGGTTTACCCCTATTAGTTCCAATTGTAGTATCTTTGGGGTCTCTGTTAGTTTGCTCTAATCGCATTACATCAAGGTTAAAGATAATATCTGACAATCTATTTAATTCATTAAACAAGTAATCAGACAAGTTATCATTATTTACTGGAGCAGGGTTAGGAGTCCATCTGTTTAATGACTTAATATTTTTAACTGGAGCATTAGCCATAACTTCTTAAGCCTCTAAGTCCACGTTGCTGTACTTCAAACGCTACACCATGCAGTTTCCAATCCATGTCGGTAGTAGACTCTACTTTAATTCCAAAGTATTTACCGCTTACACGACACGATACTTTAGACTGAGTATTAGGATTAAATAATATTGGGCCTTCCCATGTAATTCCCTGCTCAGTGCTTATCTGTCTACCAACATATACGTTAACAGAGTTATTACCACTAACCTCAATCTGAGGATATACAGCAGATACAAACTTAACTGCTTGTGGGTCATTTAAATCAAGACCTGTACGCTCAACAAAAGATGTCATGTTAGTTCCATCCTTAGTATTACCAAAACTATCACGAAATATCTTGGTGTTAGTTACATCACAAAATACTAAGTTCTTTTTAACGTTATCATAGTTACGCTTACCCCATGTGCCTGTGCCAATATCCCAATACTCCGTACTGGCATCCCATGTAGCACCTACAGTAATATCTATAATACCATTGTTGATAAAAGAAGTATCTGGTAAGTCTCTAAACGAAAACGTGTTGTCTTTCCAGTTCCATATGAGAGCCTTGTTAACTACATTGTTACCAGAACTAGGAAAGCAAGCAAGCATCTCATTACGAACATAGTCTGCGGCAACAAAACACTTTTGATAGTTGTTGCCAGATAAGTCTTCAAACATTGCCCTGCGTACTTTGTTAGGTAATAAAGGCGTTACAGTTTGACCATTACAAATGTAGCAATCACTGTTGCCTATAAAGAAATGACCACCATCAAACTCTTTGATAGCCTCTTTAGATAATGCGCCAACAGTAGGGCTAAGAAGTTTAAATGAGAATATGTAGGGAGTTCCCACATAGTTCATAATGTAAATAGAATCTTCTTTGTAAATTAAGAATGAATCACCTAACGGTAAACCGTCTACAATATCTCCGGGCGTGTCAGATAGTTCATACTCACCCGCATCTAGCGTAGCATCAGTCTCATCCCATGTAGAAGGAGCGGCACCAAATGAAGCCTCAGTAGACCACTTAACCAATCGTGGCTCTTGATTAGCCCTACTCCAATTAAGTCCAACAAGAAATGTTCTGAACGATCTAATAGACTTGCAAGAATAACTTGCATTAGGCCAGTTAGATAAAGCGGTAAATGGAGTTCCAGTGTTAGGTATCCCGCCAGACAAAGGCCACATTTGTGGCGCATCAAATCCATTAGTGGCAACCACAAGACCATTAAGGTTAGTAGCAGTCCATCTACGATTAGAGGTATTTGCACCGTATACACCAGAGGTTCTTGTTACATCAACCCATGTAGCCCCTGTGTAAACTGCTATTGCTTCAGCACCATAGGCTATCCAATAATACAGTCCTGCTGTAGTTAGGTATGGATGTATGTAGTAAGGAGCAAAAGGACAAGTAGCCATCGTCTCCTTGTAACCTGCGACTTTTTTCACGCCGTTATCAAGGAATCTTACGTTGTTTCCGTCAGACCATGCACCTTGCGGAAGATTATAAGGAGGTGTATCCTTTATAATTCCTATAGAGCCTACGTTTTCAAAGGGTACTAGAGGCATTATTCTTTGTATATCTCCACAACAGTATATTCTTCCGTACCAAATCCACTAGCAAATCCAAAACCATTTGTCGCTCTTGTTGCAGAAGAATAGTGTCTAATTTGAAATGTCGTGTTTCCACCAAGTGCTATTCTATGTTGCCCCATTAATGGATATTGGTCATCATCGCCATTCCAAACCCTGTTTGATCCACCGAATGCAAGATAACCACCAGTTGAAGCGTTGTAAAGAGCGGATATATTGTTTAACACACGATATGCTGGCGCTCTCCATTTAATTAAATAAGTTCCAGCAACAAGAGTAAATTGGTTGCTAGAAACAGTTACAATGCCATCTGGATCAGCAACCTGAGTATTTAAATCTCTTTGGCGCCATCCACCTGCAGTAAAAGTACCTCCATCAGTTCCTGTTGATTTTCTGTCAGCAACTATAGCGTAACTAGAAAATGCAACTGAAGGCGGTGGAGGCAATGTCTGCCAACTTAGATCACCACGAAGATATTTTGTAGAGTTTGCTGTTCCGCTTCCTAGATCAGAAGAACCAATATTGGCCCACTCTGTAGCAGAAGCGCCAGAGTTTACCGTCATAAATTTGTTTGCATTTCCAGAAATATTAGGAACAATAGGAGAGTTGCTGTTAGATGGAAATGAATTTTGAAGTACAGATTTAATTAGACGAACATGGTCATCTCCTTGAGATATAGCATCAGTCCCCTGAGGGTTAGTGCTAACTAAATCTTTTACATACGTTCCGCTTTCTAGTGCCATAATTTAACCTTTTGGATATTTTGCTTTAACTGAAGCAATATGATCTTGCCATAGTGTAGTGTCGTTAACTCCATCCCAATAGATCATGTCTAACTGATCTCCAATACTTTTGTATTCTGACTCACGTGATTCTTTGTAAGCGTTTGAATTTTTGTGCGCAGTATATTCGCTCCAAGCAGTTTGTAATTGTTGTTCGCTTGGTTGTGGGTCTGGGCCTTCCCAAGACAAAATACTATGCGGTGGATTTGATTGATCTAGTGTGTACTCATTTCTGTTGAGATTTAACCAGTCAATACAAATGTTAATATCCATAATCTATCCTTTATTATTTTATTTAGAGCCATTAAATATACTTATTAGATTGCTCTTGTTTTCACAAAACTTCTTCTGCCATTTCAGCAGTAAAATCTTGTTTTATTTTTGGCGTGTGTGTTATTTTAGCAATCGCTTGAACCTCTGCGCTTTCGCCAGAAATGTCTGAGTTTGGTGTGATTACATGGCGGTAAAACGATCGACTAATTTCTACGCCATCACGTTTGATAATCGTGGCTGTGCGTACTAAGATTTCTCTGTATTTGCCTACAATTTCAATTTTGTCTTGTACTGTTTCTTCCGTTAATAACATAATTTATTACCTTTTTTTAAGCAGTTTGATAAACTAGTGTTGCTCTTATAAATGAATTATTAGCAAAATTTGAGTCAGTCATAAAAGTTGCACTACCTGCGTCACTGAACTGTACAAACCTTGAACTAGCAAGACTAGACCTAGCAAAAAGCGAAACGTTTCCAGTGCTTGTAACGTTAACCAAATAAGGTTGAAAATGTTGTTCGCCTACACTTGCACTTGTAAACGGTAAAGTTATTTCACCAACACCTGTCGATGTTCCTTTACTACTCAAAGAGATGTTAATTGTTGCGACTGCTATTCGACCAACTTTTGTGTAATTCCCTGCTTGAGTGTTATACGTTATACCTGTAGAACCGCCTCCAAATGTTAAAACGGGAGTCCAAGTACCTTCTTCATAATCGTCTAAAGTATTAGCGGCGGCAGTGTCTGTTCCAAACAGAATTCCATTAGCCGCTTTTAATGTTCCATCG